AAAATGAGTAATACTAAACTATGGGATAGCGTAGAAAAGACAGACCCAAAGTTTACTAAAAAGGTTAATCAACGTGGCGGTTTCACTGCTATTGGCGCTCAATATCAAGTGCATAAAGCCACAGAAGCGTTCGGCCCTTTTGGTATTGGTTGGGGCGTTAAAGAAGAATCTTTTCAGCGCTATGAAGATACAGGTCTTGTTCTGTATCAAGGAACGCTATGGTATAAATATGGTAAGGATGTTGGAGAAGTTCCAATTCATTCTTCTATTAAATACCACGCAAACAGTAGAGTTGATGATGACTTTGCAAAAAAGGTAGCGACAGACGCTATGACTAAAGGATTATCTAAACTTGGTTTTAATGCTGATGTATTTATGGGTTTATTTGATGATAATAAATATGTTAGTACGCTTAAAAAAGAGTTTAGCCGTAGTACTGTTGACCCGAAATGGCGTGATAAAGTAGTTACGGAAGCTAATACTTTATCTGATGAACAAAAAGCTACTGTTCTTGATGCTTTATCAACAAATAAAATCAACAGTAATAATTGGGAAGCATCAATTAAAAGAATGCAAGAGCTAAAAACAGCTGCAAGTGAGTAGCGTAAACGATATCCTCGGTAATGCTACGCCAAAAAAGGCGTACTATGAAGAAGAACTTGTAGAAGAAATACAACCCGGCACATATAAGTCTACTATTGTTGGTTTACGCAGTAAGCTTTCAACAAAAGTAAAAAGTGGTGCTGAGTGCGATATATACTGGCCTCGCTATCAAATAGACAAAGACCATCCTCAGTTTGGCGGTATGTTTGTACGCGACAACGGTTTATTTCGTTACAAAGAATGCGAACCTCATCGCAACGTATATTACAAGAAGTTCCTCGATAAACTTGGGATTGAATTAAAGAAGGTCAAAGAGCAGGATAAGGTTGTTTATGAACTACCGCCGCTACTTGATGAAATGATAGTTAATAAAGAAGTAATGATAACAGTACACGAGGAAACATGGATGTCAAAAACAGGAAGAAAAAAGGCTATTGTGGCGACCCTTACAAGAACCCTGAACTAGCTAACTACCCTTCCACATACAGAATAGCAAGTCATTTTGAGAAATACGACACTATCAGCGAAGCGTCTGCTTTAATCCAATATGGAGAAATAGCGGTCGCTTCAAAGATAGATATGCTTAAAAGCGTAGGATATAAATTTAAATACGAAAGAATAAAATTAGGTTTTATGAAATATTCGCATGAATGGACAATTATAAGGGATTAATATGCAATTAGCAATACACTCGCCTGAAACTGAAAAAGCATTATTAGGGCAAATACTAATTAATAATGATGTAATAGATAAAGTTGGTGGACTTATACCTGACCCGGAAGTATTTTATACTGATACAAATCGTTTAGTATGGGAAGCTATGAGTTCTATGCGTAGAAACGGAGAAGGTGTAATTGATACAGTTACACTACTATCAAAATTTAAACCAAATGATGATAAAGTTACTGCTTATTATTTAACAGGTTTAATGGAAGATGTACCTACGACTGCAAATGCAGAGAATTACGCAAAGATATTGTATGAAAAATGGTTAATACGCAAAGTTGTTAGAAAATCTCAAGAGATTAAAAGTCTCATGGGTATTGGCGGAGAAAAAGCGTATGAAGTATTACAGAAATTAAACAATGAAATAGAAGATATATTAAACTTAAAGACTAGAGAGAAATTTGACTTAAGCACTCTAGTTGATAATACTATTGAAAGCATTAAAGCGCACAATACATTGATACCATATAACTATGGTAATCTTGACAAACTGACAGGTGGAATGACGCGTGGTGAGATTACAGTGATAGCGGGCAGACCCGGGCACTTTAAATCTACAATGATGTTAAACATAGTCAGAAATTTAGTCTACACAGGACAAAAAGTTATAGTGTTTAATAGAGAAATGTCTAATGTAGAGATGATGAAGAAACTTATTGTTATGGAATCAGACTTTATTAGTTATGGAACACTACGCTCAGAATCTATGAGCAGTGCAGAAGAAAAAGATTTAGAAGTATCCAAAGACAGAATTAAAGATAATTTTCAAAACCTAATGATGTTTGATAATATATTTGATATAGACCAAGCAATGCGTGAAATTAGAAAACACAAACCCGATGTAGTTGTTGATGACTATATTGGTTTAATAGATGTATTTGGTGTTGATGATAATAGACTTCGTGTTGATGCAATTATGAAACAGTACAAGAGAGCCGCTAAAACACATAATATGTGTGCATTATTAGTCTCTCAGTTGAACAGAGAATGCGAGTCAAGAGCCAATAAACGCCCTATATTACGAGACTTACGGGATTCTGGCTCTATTGAACAAGATGCTGAAAGCGTATTGTTTATGTATTATGATTACAGATATAATTTTCATGAAAGTGATGGCGGAGAAAATGAACTTGAAGTTATACTAGGTAAAAATCGTTATGGTAGGACAGGTTCAGTTAGGCTTGGTGTTCAAGGCGATAGATGTAGTATATTTAACGATACAGATACTGCGTTAAAGGATATGTATCAGATTTTAAAGAGGAGAAAAGAAAATGGTAGTAAGGTATAACAAGAAAGAAGCTGAATTTATACTTGAGTGTTTAAAAGATTATAAGCGTTTAGTTAAAAAGTATTATGGTAATTCTAGCTTAATACTTTCAAAGCTAAGGATTTCTATAAAAAAAGCTGAGCGCGGTAAAGCCGAAACTATAAAAGAAGAAAAACTTATATCAGAAAAAGAAGCAAGAGGAGCATATTGTGAAAAATGCGAATAGAAAACCTACGATAAAAGAACTTGAAAAGCGAATAGGTATGATAGAGATTTATCTACAAAAAGTGATAAATCCAAACTTAAACGCTACAATGAATATGTTTGAGCAATATCTTGAATATAAAAATGACTTAGAACCCTTTACAGAAAGGATAAGTGAAAAAGTAGATGAGCAAATCAAAAGAGCATCAGAAGAGGGGCAGACGCAACCGACAGAGGGGAGCGGAACTGCAAAGACAAGCAGTAAAGATGGCAAAGAGCTTCAACCTAGAAGCACACAACAGAGACAGAGGGGGAGCGCAACACGAAAAAGGGGACGTAGAAATAAACGGTAAATACTATGGTTGTAAGCGTAGAAAAGTTGTACCTAGATGGGTTTTACCGGAAAAGAAAGAAATTGGCGTAGTGTTTAGAGCTGATAGAATGAGTCCATATATTTCTGTCCCGCTAGAACACTATTTACTGCTAATATCATTATTAGATAAACAATTTGAACAGTGATAAAGGTATGTGGCACTGTTTAAAAGGGAGCACGGACAGCAAAAAAGGCTGTTTGTTTGGTTGGCAATGTATGGGGTCGCTGCGGAGTTTAAATCCTTTTCTCCGCTCCCGGGAAATAGCGGCCTCATATAATAAGGAAAGGTAATATGAGAATACACGACATACATAGAACAATAGACAAAATATCAATTATTGAAACAATAGTATTGTATGAGCGACTGTTAAAGAAAGGTAAGATACAGAAAGATGGAGCTGCTGCTAGAAGACTTGCAAAACTTCGCTTATATGTAACAAAAGGGTATTATCGATTTGAGAAAATACCAGAAAGTGAGAAATAAAATGATTGAATACACAAAAGGAAAAAAAGCAGAAGGCGATTTAATCGTAAGAGTGAATGGTCATCAGCTTACTTTTAAAGAATTGGCTGAAATATGCGTACAACTCTGTAAGAATGAGGACAAAATATATCCTTTTCCTTATAAAGGTGGCGCATACTTAACAAACTTTTTAGTAGACTGTATGGATGCTAGAGAAGTTTCAGATGCTATATTAAATAAATATCATCTTAACGAAACGCCAAAAAGTGACTCTAATAAAAATTTGCAATTAAAAAAATCGAATTTTGATAGCGATAATAAAGAACAACAAGATTCCGTTGAGAAAAAAAGTTAAAGAAATAACCAATAAAGTTTTTCTTGGCGACTCTAGGGAAGTTTTAAAAGAATTTCCTGACAAATGTGTTGACACTTGTATAACTTCGCCTCCTTATTGGGGTTTGCGAGACTATGGTACATCTACTTGGGTAGATGGCGATAAAAACTGTACTCATCGCAGAGATACAAAGAAATCTGACAAATGTATAACAGGACATAAGAATTTTGATGAAATGCTAGGCGTTGGTGATGCTATATATAAATCAGAATGTAAACGATGCGGTGCAAAGAGAGTTGATAATCAGATAGGACTTGAAGATGAAGTTAGTGATTATATAGAACAAATAGTTGATGTATTTAGTGAAGTACATCGCATACTTAAAGATGATGGTACTCTATGGCTTAATCTAGGTGATTCATATGCAGGTTCTACAGGTAAGTCTGGAGGCGTAAGCGAAATACAAAGCGTAAAGAGACAATTAGACACAGGCTCTATTGGTTCTCTTAGACCAGCAAAGGTGGCTGGATTAAAAAGAAAAGATTTAATTGGTGTTCCTTGGCGAGCAGCGTTTGCCTTGCAGAAATATGGTTGGTATTTAAGACAGGATATTATTTGGCATAAGCCTAATCCTATGCCTGAGCCCGCTAACGATAGATGTGTTAAATCACATGAATATATGTTTCTCTTGTCTAAAAACCCGCAATACTACTTTGACGCTGATTCTATTAAAGAACCTAGTATAACCCCTAACACAGGTACTTCATGGAAACAGCGCAAGTTAGACGGAGAACCCATGCGACATGGGCTGCAAGGTGCTGCCGCTGTAGGAGCAGGAAATTTCAAAACGTATGAGAAACGTAATAAGCGTTCCGTATGGACAGTACCAACTAAGCCATATGCTGGAGCGCATTTTGCTACGTTTCCGCCAGAACTTATAACAGATTGTATAATAGCAGGGTCTAGAGAAGGCGGTATAGTATTAGACCCATTCATGGGTTCAGGTACTATCGCTGAATATTCTAAAAGATTAGGAAGACTTTACACAGGCGTTGAACTCAATGAAGAGTATCACGCTTTAATTAAACAAAGAACCTCACAAATGGAGATGTTCATATGAGCGATTACGAAAACGACATGCGCGGTGTCTTATTTCCAAACAAATACAAAGAGGAAGGGGATAAGCGTCCTGACTTTACTGGTACTGTTACAGTAGAAGGTAAAGAATGGGCCTTAGCCGCTTGGAGTAATACCTCCAAGAATGGTAACGATTACCTATCGGTATCTGTATCCGAACCTCGCGAAAAAGATGGAAGTAAAGAAGAAGACAGTAGCGAAGTACCCTTCTAAGCGAAGGGAATTAATAGGTAAGTATGCAACGGCACAGTCATACTTAGGTGTTGATATTACGTTAAAAGCCAAAGCTATAATAATTGGCGATGAAAGTTTAGATGATTGCAGTATTCATAAACTTAATAAATTATTAATAGAGTTGAGAAGACTGTATAAAAAGCGTGATATTGATAGTTAGGTATGATGTGTCGTTAGTGTACTTAAAAGTGGCGTGTAGACCCCTTTAAACGCCTTATTTGTATATATTATAAGCGTGTAGAACGCCAGAAGTCTGCCTTCTTTTGTTTAAATAAAGTTTCAAGTTCTTTTTCTTCTCTAATCTGTTCAGGTGTTAGCTTAGACATATATAAATTATATTTTGTAAACCTATCGCCTTTTTTTCTATCTCTCCAAGAAGAAGGTATTGGTTGCATCCTTGATATTATATTTTTAATACGCGCTTTGGCTTGTTTTCTAGCTTGCATAGGATTCCTAGCTAGAGCTGCATTATCTCTTATAATTACATCTGTAAGATAATTTAGAGCTACTTCATATGTATCCGCTTTTAATTTAGGGTCATCAGTCCAAAAAGCGTCTCTTATAGATTGATAGTAAGGGCTATTTTTCGTTAAGTAATCTCCTTCATCCATAGAAGCGTTATAATCAGGAAAATAAACATCTAAAAACTGAGATTGTCTGCGCTTAGAGTCTGTAACTCTTTTTTCTGTATCTTTTATCATATTATTTACAACTCTGCGGCTACCATTGTATAAAGCTACAACTCTTTTTAATCCTGAATTAACACCTTCTTTTACTGTTTTCTCACCTCTCATAATGTGTAAAGCTTCGTTTGTCAGCGTAGTCATATTTCTAAAGACAACAGGAGTGTAAGCATCCGAAACAGAATTTCCATATTCATCAAAAGCGTTGCTCATAATACCAAGTCCTTCAGCTCTTATGAAATTAGACCAAAACTGAGCAGGCGCATCCTTCAACTTATTTTTTCTCTCTTCTCCAAAAGCGTACCAATATAATGCGTACAAAGATTCTCCAGCAGCTACAGACATGCCTATATATTTCATAGCAGGCCATATATTTCCATATTCATACGCAGGTTTTATAACATTATTAGCTATATTATCTGTCATTCTATATGCTATGCGGTAAAACAAAGTTAAAGGTTTCCATCCTTTATTACCCATCCAATACGGTATATATGGTAAATCGCCTATTCCTTGAGTTACAGTATGAGCTCTATCAGCGGCCCATAATTTTTGTTTTTCAGTTGGAGAGCCTCCTGCTTTTTTCATTTTTAACATACTATCTATTTCTTTAGGAGAAAATCGAAGTACATTTTCAAGTATTGACCTTGAATAAGAAAAAGGAACTCCTTTCGTAGAAAAATTCTTAACACCATTCATATTGTCTAAATGTATGTCGAGCATTCTAGTTCCCATAACAGACGCTATTGTTCTATTAAACATTTCAGTTGGTCGCATACCACCAGTTGTAATTAATAACTCTTTACCAAGAGTAAAGCCTGTTCCAACAGCTTCTTTAGCGCTTTTACTATGTAAAATATTTAATGGCGTAGTAGGTTTAATAAATAAATCATAGTTTCCTGAGTAATTTGCTCCAACTTGAACTGCATAATCCCTAGCTTCTTTTCTAAAACTTTTATCAGTCGCATATTTGTACCATGTTTTCATTAACTCTCTGCTGGAAAGAACAGCTAACTGACCTTGTCCTAAGATTAAATTTTTATATGCACTTATAGGAAAAGAAAGACCAACAGCGGAACTTCCTCTTGTTATTTTACCTATAAGATAATCAAACTTAGGTCCTAAGGTTTCTCCTAAATAAGGATGATTATAATCTCTACCTCTTATATGGTCATTAAGCATACGATGTACTAAATTTTCATAAAACTCAGCGTTTTTCTTTCCTTCAACTTCATTCTTACTAGCTTTTATTACATCCATTTTCATACGTTCTATTTCATATAGAACTCTTGAGCCAGTTTTTACAGCTTCTCCAGTAGGAGTTTTAACTATAACATCTGGTTTTTCATATGCTCCATAAGTAGCTGCTGACTTTGATGCTTTAGATGTATATTTATTAATAATATCTGCAGCATTTGTACTATATGTTTGTATGGCTTTAGTTACAACATCTTTTTCACCATTTATTTTTTCTATTTTATCGCCAACTTTAAAAGGTTTTCCTTCTTTATTAAAATATTTTGCAGGCTCTATAAGTATACCATCTTTACCATAATATATATATGGCGATATGTTAGCAACGCGGCTAAATATTTGACCATCAACTATTTTATTAGTATTGTGAGCGTAGTCTGTAATAGTGTCTAAATATTTTGAAGCTTCTTCTAAGACCTCAGTTCTTGTAGCTTTTCTTGGATTACCATCTTTATCAAGTATATAGTTATTTCTTAGTATAGGGTCATTAGCTATAATTCTATTTAATAAAAAACCATCAGCTTTTTTAGATGTAACTAAATCCCAGAACTCTGGAGTTAAAACTCTATGAAAGAAATCAGGTTTATAAGCATTATGACTAACTTCAGCTATTTCAAATTTTTTAAACCCTTCTTTCTTTGTTGCTATTTCAATCTTTTTACCTTTACCTTTTTCTTTCTTTAAGATTAATAATACATCAGTTGGAGATATTGTATCAATTTTTGCTTTGCCAACTATATCTTCCTTTTTACCTGTCTGTTTATTTATCCTTTTAGTTTTTATAAGCACTTCTAAATAAGGAGTTTTTTTATTAGTTTTTGCATTAAAAACTTCTACGCCATAATTAGCTTGAGATATTGCAAATAAATCATAAAAATCTCTTATCAATCTAGTTCCATAGTCGTATAAAGATATTCTTTCCGGTACCATAGTTGTTTTACCATCTTTACCTAACAAAGGTAATTTTACATCAATCATTGTAGTCTGCAAGCGCTCTACTTCTTTTATATGTTCTGACCCTAAGCGCATTTCTTTAAATTTTGAATCAATCTCAATTAAAAAAGTATCCATATCTTTTTCTTTTAAACGAGTTTTTCTTTTAAAAAAATTTTCACTAAATTCTTGAGAAAGACCTTTTAATTTTCTTTCTATAGAAGACCTTAACATTCCTCTTGTTGCTAAAGTCCTACCAAAAGAGCCAGCTGTATCTAAAACAGGCGCTATAGGTAATGCAGGGTTAAAACTTTGTACAAGTTTCATCATAGGTCTACTAATCTCACCGCTAAAAGATAGATTGTCAGGACTCAACACATCAACTTGTTCAGGTAGGAAATCAACATCTTTAGTTCTTCTAAATAATCCTGATAAGCGATTAAGCTCACTTGTATTTAAATTGTTAAAGTCGCGATTAGCTTGAGGAAAAAATGTGTCAAGTACTTCAGCTAAATATCTACCACCTTGATAACCTTTCGGATTAATAGGTATACCAGCTTTATTTAAAACATTAGATGCTTTTCTTTTCGCTTGTGAATATTCTATAAATTCAGGGCTTTTACCAAAAGTTTCTAGCATAATATCTCTATCTCTTGCTAGCTCTGATAATTTTATTCCTGCTTTTTCACCCAACCAATACTTATCAGCAAAATCTTTAGCCTGTCTACGAGTATCGAAACCTAAAGCAAAATCTGTTTCTCTGCTTAATATATTTCCATATTTAAAATCTCTATTTTCACCCTGTTTATTTCCTCTTCTATCTAATTTAGTTAAACGTAATTTTACTGGTTTACCAAAATTTATATTTAAAATATCAGACAATCTGTTTACAACGCTAGGGTTATATGGAGTAGCATTTGAAAGATTTTGAGCGCTAGCTAGTTCTCTTTCAGGAGAAATTCCTTTATTGTAACTTTCTTCAGCTATTCTAGCTTCGTATATTTCTCCGCCTTTTTCTCTTGCTTCTTTATAATCTTCTTGCAGTCTTCTATAATCTTTTACTCTTTCTTCTACCAATCTGTATTTCGTACCTTTTGTTATTTCTTTTGGTTCTATATAAAATTCTTCATAAACAGGATGTTTTGATTTTAAATATTTTTCTAATGCTTTTTCAGCTTCAGCTTTAGTTTTAAATCTCTTACCAATTTCTTTCATTTTATAACCATCTTTTGGTAGAGTAGCATTAAGAAGTACAGCTTCAGAAACTTGAGACGCAGAGAGTTGAACAGGTTTATTCTGACCAAAACGCTCTCTCGGTATAATTAGCGAACTTCCACCAAGACCGCCTTCAAGAGCCCAGTCTATAGAAGAAACAACATTTCCAATTTTATCAACACTAATAATATTACCTTGTAATACTTGTTTTATATCAGAACGAGCCGCTTCTGCATACTTTTGTTCTTTTAAAAGTTCAGTCCGTATTGGAGTACGCTCAACAACTATTTCAAATAAACCAGCGCTTGGCCCTTCTTTTACTTGCTGTATACTAATATTATTTCTTGGTATTTGAAGGCTTTTTTCTCCTCCATAGCGGTATGTATAACTTGTTCCCTTACCTTCTTTAGTTGTAATAGTTATAATTCCATCTTTTTTAAGAGTATTTAAAAATTGCTTTGGTGTTAGACCAGCGCTTTCTATTCTTTTAATCATAGTTTTTTGAGAAGCAGAAGCATTTTCAGGCAAACCTTTTGTTAAATTTTTTGGAAGTGAAAATCTTTTATAGTCTTTAGAAAGAGCATCTAAAACTGATATTTCATTAATATTTTTTGGTATAGATGAGTCTGCTGGCGTAGCGTCAAGTTTTTTTATATTTGTTTCACGAAGATATCTTAATTTTATATTCTCAGCTTTAAACTCAGGAGCCATTTCAGCTTTTGCGTTCATTGGCCTGACAGCTATTTTTTCAAGGCGCTCTATACCTTGAGGCGTAATAGTAGAAAATACATCAGCATTATTTAACTCAGCTCTTGGGTCTAAACCTCTAGTATTTATCTCTTCTTTTGGAAATGTCGGATATTTACCTTCAGTAAGTTCTCCATACTTACCTTCATATCTACCAAGGCTTGCTTCTGTTAAACTGTATTTGCCATCACCTAAATAAAGAGGAATTCTTACCCAGTCACCCAATTCATAGTTTTCAGCTATTGGAAATGTTTTATTTTTACCATCAGCTGTTTTTAGTTTTTGCCTAAGACCTTTAAGCTTATTCATATCCCCTATAATTCTGTCTTGCCATTTAGGCTGTTCAAACACTGTTTCAGGAAGAACAGGCTTTCTTCCTTTAGCATGATGTAAAGAAAGAGCCATTATATCTTTTTTATCCATTAAATGCCAAGGTACATCTTTATTAAATAATAATTCTCCTGACAAATAAGCTTTATCAGGATTTTTTTCTACCCATTTTAAGTTTTCAATCCTTTTATTTATTTGGTCAATTTGCATTTGTATAGATTCTTTTTGAGTTATCATAGTACCTGTTTTAGGTATTATATCTCCCTTTGTTTTTACTATAGGAGTTTCAACAATTTCAATGGCTCTTTCAACAGTCCTACCCGGCTTTGGTATAAATCTTTCTATATCCTTTTTTTCCGCTTTTACTTGTTCCAATTCAACCTTAGCTTGTTCAGTCACACCTTCAGGTACGGCTTTTCTAACGGTTGCTTCAGGCACTACTTCAGGATAAGCATCGCGAAATCTTACAAAGCGTTCATTAAATTTATCTAAAGCATTTTCAGCTGGAGTTTTAACAACATTTCCTAAAGAATCTTTTACCTCTTCTCCTCTTATTTTTTCTAATTTAGGCTCTCCTAGTACTTCTAATTGGTCTTTCCCTTTAAAATTTTTAGGTTTAAAATGCTCTATTAATACATATGGAGCGCTTCCATCTCTAGGATTATTAACTATTTCTACAAAATTAGTTAGATGTTCACCTAATTCAGGATACTCAGAAGCTTTGCCTAAGTGAGATTTTTTTCTTCTTGCAATATATTCATTATCTACAAAAAGACTTTCACTATCTTTCATAAATTTAATAACTACATTATCAAGGTCATCAACTACTCCAGATTTATAAACCAATCTTTTAGCCTGTTCTAGCGACATACCCTTTTGCATTAAAACATTTACTTGTTGTTTTTTTCTTGATTTCTTATCAAGCCCTATGCCAGCTAAATGCATTAAAGATAATGTCACTCCATGAGCTAAGCGCTCTTCAAAAGGTATTTCTGTTTGTCCCATATCAGACATATATGCACCAGCAATACCCATTAAAGCAGTTTCACCTGCAATAAGAGCGGGTTCTGATTTTACACCAAATAAACCATTATGAAATAAAACTCTAGTACTAAGTGTGCCTAAACCTGTAAAAAGACCTGCTGTAGCAACATCAGCTTTTAAAGATTCCCAGCGCTGTTCAAGAGGGCTATTAGGCTTCATATGCGTTTGTCCATATAAAGAAAATGTAGTTAAATTTCGTATACCCATATCTAAAGCTTTAGCCGTTTTCATCCTACCGCTATAAGCTAAAGATTGCATACCCCTTCTATATAAATCAGAACGACCTAACAATCCTGTGCCCGGTATCATTGCTTCTTGAGGAAACATATTTTTAATTTTATTCCCTTTTTTACCTTCAACAAATTTATCAATCCAGCTTAATGTTTCATCAACTGTTCTATATCCTTTTTTACCTGCTAACTCAGCTTTCTTAGCCCTATCAACTATTTTACCAAGCCTGCTTACAGCTTGAGCGGATTTTAATGGTACGCTTACCCCTCCAGTTAAAATAGTTATAGGTAGAGCTCCTGCAAAAAATCCGAAACCACTCCCCATAGCTCCAGCAAATTGTTCTGTAAACCCTTCAGCTTCTTCCAGTTCTGGTTCATATAAACCAAAAGGTACAGCTGCTTCAACAAATCTTTTTCCAAAACGACCCATAGCGCTTGTTTGTTCTGGAATACTTATTGGTTTATAAATAGGAGGCTCTTCTTCCATTTTCTTTTTTATGGTAGGCAGCCCTGTAGGACTTAATTCCTGTTTTCTAGTATACGCTTCCCATACTGTATCATCAGTATAATTAGAAAGCTCAGGAATTCTAGTTCTTAAAGAATCTAATACTCTCTGTCTATCGTAAACTTCAGACATTAATCAGGAAAAATATTTTGATTTTCTATAAGGTCAAAAGCTGCATTTACATCAGTTGAAGGTTCAGCCATCATAGTATTTGCAGGAGGAGAACCGACCCCTTGAAAAGCTAATTCTGGAGGAACTCCTTGAGCAGTTGCCGCTATTGCCCTTGTTCCCGCTAAAGCTCCTCTTCCTATATCCACAGCTAAATCTTGAGCTGCTCCAACAGTTCTTCCAACTTTACCTTCTAACCTTGCATAAATAGCTCTAGCTTCTTTTTCACTTACATTTCTATTTAATATTTTAGATATAGTTTGTTTAGCTTTTCTACTATCAAATATTCTTCTATTACCCGGTCCGGGCACTGTGAAGTTTTTATTATCCCATAAGCGCGAGCTTTGAACTTTAGCTACATCACTTCTAAATTTAGGTTCAATGGTTGCTGTTTTAATAGGTTCTTTAGTTTTACGACCACCTGCACCACCACCTGCACCACCTCCAGCTCCACCAGTTCTAAGGACATTTTGAGTTAATCTATTAATAGCCTTTGGGACTTCTTCATTAAGCTTGTTTATTGTAGTTTGACTGTTAGCGTCAACAGCTCCTTCGTAAAGTTGTGGAGCTAGTTGTAAAAATGTTTTTAAAGCTGTAATATTTTTTTCATCCATACTTTTAGCTATTGATAAAGTTGGTGCAAAAGAATTAAAAGCATTAAGAGCGCCTGCATTACTAATTTCTGGATTGCTCCATCTATTGTATAAATCTTCTCCAATTAAATCTTTAACTCCTCCTATAGACAGCAAGGATGGTAATATACTTTTAGCATACATACCTTGTAATTGTTTTTCTTTAGATTTGAAATCAACATTATTTCTTGCAAATAGTATAGAATTTTCATCAAATATTTTATTAGCTTCTTTATAATCATTACTACTAACAGCATTACTAAAAGCTTGATTAGCTTCTGATACTCTTCCAGCTAAGTCTGTATTAATATCAGCCAAATCATCAAGTTCCATTCCTTTAGCCACTGAAGCTGAAAGAGAAAAAGGAAGACCCTGTGTTGCGCTTGTATATACATCAAGGTCTTGAGCTTTACTAGCTAAATTATCTTTTCTAATATCAGATTGAATGTCTGCGTCAAGTTTTTTATGTTGCATAGCCAAAAGATTTTCAGCCTGTTGTTTTCTATCGTTACTTTCTCTTCTCTTTAATGCTAAATCTTCTCTTGCCAATTTAAGTTCAGGGTCAAAATACTCATCAACAGCAGCAGCTACTGATTGCCATTTTTGAGGAGGTTCTTGCATTACTATCTTTTGATATTCTTCTATGTCTTGTGGTTGTATAGCCATTATATTTCTCCTAAGCTAAATCTTCAAAATCATATGTGCCTTGAGTCAGGTCATCTAATACGCCTGCCATTACTTCTTCTCTATATTGTTTTCTATAGTCACCAGCGCCCATTTGATATTGTTCAGTTAATAAATCTCTTTGTTGTCCTATGTCTCTTCTTTCAGCTCCAGAACCAGCGAAAGAACTTTTTTCTACGCCTGACATTCCTCTACCTATTTTTTCTCTAAGTCTATTTTGTTGTGTAGGGTCATACGCTTGTACTGTACTTAAATATTCTTCTCCCGGAGTTTTAAAACCCATTTCTTGAAAAATACTTTCTATACCAGTTGACGTTGAAGTACTAGGTTGTAGTAGTGATTCTTGAGCTCCTACTGGAGCAGTGTACGCTGTAGCTGTTCCAAGCGCTGAGCCTAAAGTTTGTTGAGCTGTACCTGTTAAACTTCCTCCAAAACCTGTACTGCCTGCTGGAGTACTTGGTAGCCCTGTGCTAGCTGGAGTAGATGAACTTCCAGAACCTACCCCCTGTTGATAGTCTTGTTGAGTAGTAACATTACCGCTCATAAGATTACCTTGATAATCTAGAGAGTATCCTCCAACCAATCCTCCGCTTTGCATTTTCTTTAAAGGCTTACCTAAGCGCTTATCCATAGTTGGCATCATATAATCCATTAAAGAATAGTCTTCTACACTTCCACCTTTTTGTTTTTTAACAACAGGGTTAGTAAAGCGCCTTGATGTAGCTTCTTTTAAATATTTCATTAATTCAGTTTGCCAATCTACATTTTCAGCTACTTCCTTACCGCCTTTACCAGTCTGACTTAATTTAGTTATCATTTTTTTTATATCATCTTTGTTAGATGACATAATAGCTCTTATTCCGCCTTTTCCCATTTGAGCTGCTCCCATAGGCATAACCATTTCCATTAATTCTTCACGAGGTAACACGCTTTCTAATTCAGCAGCTACATCTTTATAATTATTATTTTTATTCTGTGTTCTGCTTAATAATGAATGTACTATTCCACCATGTTGATATTCATTTCTACTAGGTTTTTTAGAACCGGGGTCTAATGCATTCATAAGCCAGTAAAAAAAGCCGGGACCGCCAGCATTATCAACAGCATCTTTTGTCACTACAAACTCACCCGGTGTAAGCATTGCTGGTACTGTGTCTGTATTTCTCTCTGCCATAATTATCTCCTATATATCATATCTATTAAAGCGTTATCATCTCTTACTATACCACCTCCAGCGTATGGAGCTGCAAAAGCTGCGTTAGTCATCCATTCAAGAGGGTTGCCTTGTTCAGAAGTTTCTGCTAATTGATTAAAAAGATTTTGTCCAACGCTAGGTTCTTGAGCAAATTGAAATCCTTCTTGAGCCCAAGGCTGTTGAGCTAATAAACTTGACTGTCCTTCAGCTAATCCAGACAATCCTCCAAGAAGACCTTTTTGTCCTTCCTGAGCACCAAAGCCAGATTGTGCATATTGAAATGGGTCTGTAGCTGCTGTAGGACTTCCCATAGAAGGAAGATTAAATCCCCCCATAGAAGGGTTTAAAGAATAATCTTTAAATCCAGTTTTAGTTATTTCCATTTCAGGATTTATTTTCCAACCGCCCATTTTAGAAGAAGCCATTGTTTTATCTAAACCTTCTTGTATAGATGTGCCCATTTCAGCCGCTGCTGTTCTAGAGGTAGGGTCAGCTAAAGCTTTTTCATAAGTTTGTTGAGCTATTGTTGCGTCAGGGCCTTGCATATAATTTGGAGTTTCAAAAGGATTTCTTTTTATACCTGTCTTAGCTTGCAACCAATCTTCTACACTATCAGCTCCTTGGCTTTTAGCATAATCTGTAACACCTTTCATAGCTCCAGCAGCTACTCCTGCATACCCAGCGCCTTTAAATGATTCTTCTAAACCTTTTTCAGACCTTTCTAATTTTTTTCTATCAGATGCTAACCATTTAGTTTGCTCTAACCCTGAACCCACTTTATCTCCGTAACCAGCTTTAGCGCCTGCATAACTACCGATGCCTCTTCCTACAGCTTTAGCTGCTATTAAAGCACCCGGTCCTAATATAGGAGCAAGTAATGCTCCAGTACCCCACTCAGCTGCTTTACCTAATATCTTTCCAAACAGTCCTGACTTTGCTTTCTTTTCTTTTATTTCTTTAGCTCTTCTTGATACATCTTCACTAGCATCTCTTATTTTTCTATACCTTGCTAAATTTGCACGAACCCTACCTCCGCCAAATCCACCAGTATATCCGCCTCTTTGCATACCTAGTAAACTATTTCCTACTGAACCGCCTTTATTAAATTCTGAATATATATTTAATGAATCTTGAAGCCCTTCACCATATTTTTTATTAAGATAATATTCTTCTAAATTTTTTAATTCCTTTCCTACTGGATACTTTCCAGTAAAAATATTTTTTGAGCGTTCATATCCAGCATCAAATCCAGTTTTATCTAAAAGTTTTTTTCTATTATCTTGCCAAAATTGTTCTGACATTTTATCTAGTAAGCTAACTCTAGAACTGTCAACTCCTTCATATAAAGATATTCCATACTCATCACCACCCATTTCTTTATCGCTTTTTAATGTACTCATTACATCTTTATAATACTTTGCAAAATCTTTTTTACTTTTAAATCTAGGAACCTCCCCACCTTCTTCATAACCTTGTCGGTACGGGACTGAACCTCCACCATAATATTCTAATAAATTGTTTTTATACGCCATAATATCTTCCTATCTATATAGCTGTTATTAAATGTCCTGACCATGATGTCCACTCTGGGTCATTTGATTCATACGTATACTGATTTGTTCCTGAATTTTGATAACCAACAACTTCAATATAATCACCAGAATCTAATTTTATATCAACAGACACATGGTTCATAGCGAAATAATCTGTTATTGTTCCGCTTATAACTTTTAAATTTGAAGCTATTCTATCATCCACATTTGATTTAGTAGCTCCTTGAGTATCATTTTTATATATTTGAATATCGTGTCTTTCTTCAGCAGACCAATCTCCAGCTGTAGGGTCTTTATCGTTATCCCATAATAATTTTATATCGAAATGATATATACCATCTACTGGAGCTGTAAACCTATAATTACTTGTATCAAAATTTCCACCTATATCATAAGTTTCAGTATCAAAAATTAGTCTTACTCTGGAATTATTAGCTATTGTTTGTCCTATAGCTGAATCTCCTTGATAAACGCTAAATGCTGGATAATTACTATTTCTTAAATATCCTTTATATATTAAATCATTATCCACATTCAAATTTTTATCAACATACTGATTACCATCTTGAGTAAAATTACTCCACCATAACATACCTTTTAATTTTTTATACAACCTAGCAGGTTTACCTTTAGGACTAGCAATAGTTAGTTCTCCTTCAGGAACATTTTGTTTAGATGGATAATAATCTATCTCAGTAATAGCGTCCTGTTTAATATTAGTTACTCTTCTGTCTTCTCTAGGCATTACGATACTCTTTTATGTATTGGTCTATATTCTATAGTTATATCATTTATATCAAAAAAACTAGCGTCAGGAGCTGTGAGCTTTAATTGTAAACTTTGAACAGATAGCGTAGATGAAGGAGTTGCCGTGAGCACATCCCATTTATCAGAAGTATCAGCAAAGTTACCTGTTAATGCTCCGCCACCATCCCCTGAAAAATTTCCTTTACCATCAACAGCATAATCAAATGGAGTGGCATCAGCGGCATCTGATTTATATGTTACAAATACTTTATATATTTTTTTAATAACAGCTGGATTACCAAAATCAATATCTTTTGTTGTGAAAGATATATTTGATTTGTTTGATGTATCATCGCTATCCCATTTATAAAAATCAATATTACTACTATTTTCTCTAGATATAAGTAAATCTCCATTCCAATCATGTACAAAATTTGAATATACTATGCTATCAGTAAATGCGTCTAACAATTTTACCCAAGATTTTATTTTAAAATCATATAAATAAGCATCTCCGCTAGAAGCTGTAGTTCCTGTACAGTCTTTCATAATAATAAGTTGTTTTTTATGTCTTTCATATCCTATAATAGAAGCATGAGTTTCTGTTACACCAATAAAAGAAGACCACTCATCATCATCTATTTTATCATCTATTAAATTTACCACTCTTCTACCATTATACAAATAACATCCGCCATCATTTATCCACGCTATACCATACTGTGTCTTAGTAGCCGCTGATGGATGTCTAATACCATGAAACTTTAAATTTTCTTCTAAAAACCAGCCAGAGTCAGAAGATGAAGCAACATTAATTATTTGTACTGAATTTTCTTTAAATGCTAACAATCTATCTGCATACTCTTGTATACCAATATAAGATTCAGAATCTCCTAATACAGCATCTATATAATTATGAGAAGGAAATGTATCATATCTACCTATTTCTGAATAATATATTCTATCTCCATATGTTGTATGTAAGCCTGTGCTAACATCAATTCTTCTTACACCCGCTAAGAAAGCCCTTCTATTAGCAACAACAGCATTCTTCCATTGTTCACCCTCATCTCCTAAAGAATTAGATTCAACATCGTGAGCATATCCATTTAAAGATTCATAGGTATCTATATTTTGAGACAAAGATGTAATTGTTCCAGTATCTATATCTGTTGCTGCTGAAGAACCATTTGTCCAAGCTATATAATCTCCATCTAACGTAGCTCTTCCCCCTCTTCTCATATCAATATCACATAATAAAAACCAAGGGTCATCTGAGCCATCTATTTTAGTATATATTCTTGCTCCGCTAATTCTAGGATTATATCCAGTGCCATCTGTATGAGCATGAACACTTATAGTAACACTATCTCCTTCAGCTACATCAAAATCATGTGTTGACGAAGGATACTCAAATAATAATGATTCTTGATTTCCATCATATATAAAAGTAGAAGCCACTTGATATGTCCCTGCTGTCCATAAACTATCTGTATTTGCAGGTGTAGCTATTTCTAAATCAAATCCTACATTATCTACTGGATAAGTATCTCCAACAGCTCCATCTGTAGGAGGAGAAAGTTTATTATCTTTTTCAAACCAACCTAAAAATTTATCTTCAGCTGTACATCCTTCAAAATGCGTTCTTTTAATAAAACCAAACCATTTAGTATCGTTTCCAAGAGCAAAATTAGCATCGCTTGCCCTTATAGCGTTATCAACAGAATAATAAACAGGTTGAGTTACTCCACTTAATTTTCCTCCTGTAGAATCAATAGTTATCTGGTCAGCTGTCCATGTATCTCTATTTTTAGAATATATATCTATCTTTCCATTATCAGCGTCAGATAATAATAATAAATAATCTTCTTTTGGCAAACTCTTTACAACAGCAGATGTACCAACTTCAGCGGTTAAATCTTTTTGAACTATTAATTGACTATCACTATTTCTTGTTGACTTAACAGTATAATATCCATCATTATTACTTGTACCAGTAACAAGTATTTCACTACCATTAACAAATCCTGTTCCTCCACCTGATGCAGCAACAGCTAAACCTAATCTATGAAAAGTAGCTCCCGGATTTCCAGAAGAATAACTAGCGTCAGAAACTTCAGAAGTATATGTTGTAGTGCTCGGCACTGCTTTTACTGTATGAACGCCTTCATATTTATCGCTAACCACACCATCAATAAATACAGAATCACCAACAGAAAGCCCATGAGCTGCTGTTGTAGTAACAGTTACATCTGGACTAGAATATGAAAAACCATCATTAAAAACAGACCTAGTTATATATCTAGCATTACCACCTGTTAAAGAAGTGCCACCACTTAATTTAACACTTGCAAAATCTATATCAGATGCTCCTGTTATTGATATAGGTTGTGTTTCATAGTCAGATTCTAATATAGCCATACCATAACCGCCAGAAAGCGTAGCAGCTTGAGACTGTACAGTGCCATGAGCAACCCATTTGCCAACAGTTCGTATAGCTCCTTGCTTATCTACCATTATATTGGTAGCTGCTGAAAGCTCATTCATAGCAATGTCTCTAGGGTCTTTAACTGTATTTAAACCTCCAGAAAAATCATTTAATGTAAGTGTTTGCTTTGGCACTAAGCTGACCTCACCAAGAAATCCTCAACAGTACCACGTCCTGCCATACTGTTATAGTATTTTTTCCAATATTTAGCTTGTCCTTCAAGACTAGACGGTAAAGGCTTAGGTATGCGTCTATAGTGTAAGCGACACATAGCTATCTGAGCGGCTATGTTAGTTTCTAATATGAAATCCCAGTCTTCTTCTTTTGGGTCTACAAAATAAGATAACTTAACATTCGTAGCTTCAGCAACCTTCTTCATTAGCTTTTTTCTATAAGCTAGATAGTTTTTACATATATCTACTGCCACCCATGCTTCGCATTGAAATAAGCCCCTAGCAGGCCCTTTTATCTGGCGTAGATACTTATATCCACTTTCTACTTTTCCAGTCTTATAGACCAAATCTAGAGCCTCTGGAGAGTATAAATCCATACTATCTAGAACTCTTTTAATTAAATCTTTTACTTGAGGTTCGTTTAACAAACTACTTCCCCTCAAAAAGACCATGCAACAAATCAGTAACAACATCAACGACTTTTTCAAAAAATATCTGCTCCTTATCTTCCGATACAAACGGAATATCTATTTTAGCGTTGATAGCTGAGGCAATCTTTTTTTCCATTTCTTCGGAATTTAATTGACTCATCATATCGTCTTTTACTTTATCAGCTTGAGCTTCCGCCGCCGCCATTAGCATTTCTTTTAGATTCATGTTTTACCCTTTCGTAAATAAATAGCCAAATAAACCAGAAAATACAACAGATAGCATTGCTCCTATAGCTCTTACTCCTGACATATTACCTTCTAGTTCTCTTACTCGACCATTTTGTTCTTTGATTAATTCTTTTAATTCATCTACAGATTCTTTTACATGCATAATATCTTGATTATGTTTTGCATTTAGAACAGTTAATTCTTCCATTCTACTCTGCATATTAACACGCCAATTATCTATTTCAGATTGTTTCATCGTTTCCTTCCGCCTTGACCACGATAATTCTTATATTTACTTTTAGTACCGCGACCATGTCCGATTCTTGTTTTTTTCATCTTTTTCAACTTTTATCTAACTTTCCTCTTAAAAAATTTAATGCTTCACTCTGTGTTCGCAATTCAAATGTTAATTTCTCATGTCTTCTTTCAGCGTTTTCTATTACAGATTCATGTCTTCTGTCGGCTTTAGTTGTTTCTTTATTCCATCTATCTATGAGTTTAATCATTATTTCTCTGTTTTGTTGAATTTCATTTTCTAAATCTTCTAGCTTATTATTTACAAGTCTTTCTACAAATCCCCTAAACCAATAAAGCATTCCAGAAAACAGTATGACAACTACGCCTATTACGCCATATTCTGCATACATTTCTGCCATATATTGTTCCCATTTATATTATTAATACTCCACACTCACATAAGCCATTGGAGTGCTATTCACTATTAATTCTGGAGAAAAATTTGCGCCTACTGCAATATATTCACCCCAAATCTTTTTTCCGCCTTCAATAGATATAGGCTGAACTCCAGAGAATACTACAGAGTCATTTACCATTATATAAGCATGAAAGTAAGCATCATATACACCTTCTTGCATTTGATATATATAATATGTAAACACCGGGCGCCATGTATTTACACCATCTTGTTCCGCTGTTGCTTGAAAATAAATTGGTATGTTGTTTTCTGCGTCAACAACTCTACGCTCAACAGTTAAATACTTATCTTCACATGCTATAAAAGCTAATCCAATACAGCTAAAAACAAGAAGAACTAATATAAACTCTACTATATCCCAGACTTTTTTCACTTCTTTTTCTTTCTCCAGCTTAATGGATTAATATTAAATTCTTTTTCATAAAACTTTACTCGTTCTTCCAGCTTTGCAAATTCTTCTTCTTCATCTTCAATATGTTTAGACAGTAATTCTTCTATCTTTGTATTTGCTTGTATCATATCAGTTTCCAATGTAATAAAGCGATTATAAAAATAAACACCTTCTCCAATTAATCCGCTCATAAATATAAAGATAGCTATAAAACCCTCTTTCTTTACTGGAGCATTTTCCCAATTTATAAAAGAATCTTTTGCCATTATTTTTTAATACTTTTAGCGCCAGTAAAATCATTTACTTCTATCTTACTTAATAGTTCTGCTTTTGTATCGCTAGCGCTATAATTAATATTTCTAACATCATAAAAAGCTTGTATCTCTGCTTTTGTACTACTGTCTGTAGGATAATCTGATTGCGAAGTGGCTACATTATTTATTAAATGATGTTTACCAATCACTAATCTTCCATGATTATCGCTATGTTTTTTAACACATTCAGCATCATAAAACTCTTCAGCAGTTTTAAAACTATTTGTTTTCTTTTCTACATTACCATCTACTTCAACAAAATAACTATAAGATGAAGGATAAGTCAGAACCTCCGTACTCCCATCTTTATACTTTTTAGTACGTGAGATACCCGGTGTGGTATTTCTATAAATGCGGACACGATGGCCCTGACTGCACCTTCTTAGAATCAT